CTCACTTTGGTACAGAGGGAAGGGTCACATCAGACAAAATTATCCAAAATCATACAAATAAAATTTATGGTTTAATTTGACAAACATATTAAACTATGATACCATTGTGTATACAAGGGATGGGAGGTCACTAACCATCTATCAGTTCATTTCTATAGGTTCACTAACTCATGTCTCTGAATTTTGACCTATCAGCAGTTAAAGCGTCTTTCACTAGCCCGCTAGCCAAGAAGAACATTCTCCTATTGACTAAGCGATTGATGGATGATTTCAAATCTAGCGATTCTAAGCAAGATGTCTTCTATCGTACTTTCCAGTCCCATATCCAAATTAACGGGGAACCTGCACCGGTTAACACAACACTAGGGGAAGCCCTAGCATTGGTTAACTCTAGCGTAAGCCAGGAAAATATTAACCTAGTGAAAGTTAAAGAAATTATTTCTGGTAAGGAAGGGTTACTTACTTTTGGGCGTTTGGCTCTCCCATTGTGGGAAACCCATTACAGTCATGGGGGTCGGGACAGCCAAAACCGACACCGGCTTTATAGCCTAGGCTGTATCGCCAAGATGGTTTTACTTGGTATCCGTAAGAAACTTGATGATGAAGATTTTGAGGCTTTTGAGACCTACGTTATGGGACAAGGTCTTTCTGTTCTTACCTTGTCTTATGATTTTGCTGGTAGCTTCAAGAAATACAACTACAGCAAGGGTAAAAACGCGCCTGAGCTATTGGACCGTACAGATGAAACACTCAAGGCCTTGGATGGTAGCGTTACCCTACACTTTAACGGTAGTCGCACTCCCACAAGCGGGGAGAAAACCATGGTTAAATTGTCCAGCTTGGGGGTTAATCCTACTGACCCAGTTAGCATCTATCAAGGCCTAGCTACTGGCAAGATTCCTTCTAAGGATGGTTTCTCTCTACTGTGTCTCAATACGTCTTACGACGGCAACCATAACCTAACCATCATGCCTGGTATGATGCAAACAACGGGAACAGAGTACTCCCGGTTTAGTCCAGAAGGTCTCAAAAAATCCTATGAGACTCTGTATAACGTGATTAATAAATTCACCCTAGAAGGGGAAACTGGTAATCACGGTCTACGCCAGTTTGTAGTCGGTTCATCCGACGTTAAGCCCAAGGCCAAGAAATCAGGCGGTTTCACTACTCCCACGTTTAACAACAGCAAGCATAGTTTTAACCCTAATATGTTGGGCGATACTGTGACGTTGCTGCTTACAGAATCACGTGAAGTTTCTGAGTGGCAAGAATTGCTAGGCGATAGTGAATCATTCAATTGGGAGCATATCCCTAGTGACGCAGAATTGACATTCTTTGAGCTAGCATTCCAAGTCTTGTGGACGGTCACTGTGACAGACCTAGGCAATATTGGGCGTAATGCTGGTATTGCCAAGTCTAATGACCCTCAAGAATGGAAATTGGGCAACGTGATTCAGCACTTGCTGGAAATGTTGGATGATAACGAAGCTTTGGGGGATATCTTCCCCGAAGATGATGACGTCGAGGAAGAGGAAGTTGAATCTATCGAAGTCTCTGATAGTGATGATGATGATGATGATTTGTTTGATTTCGATTTTGACGTGTAACTGAATCCTTAGTTAACCCTACCCTTTAGGGTAGGGTTAACTGTAGCCTAGTCTCAAGTGATGGTGTTACACCCAGTCTAACAGACTGGGTTTTTTCGTATGAAAAGAGGAAAGAAAAGAACCATTGAAGAGTATAACCCCTGGGAGAGACTCGCAGAATTTGACCCAGAATTAAATGAGAGTAAACACAAGCAACACGCTGGAACGTCCTATCGCTACAGTCTAGACAATTACTGTGCTTGGTTTCAACACGGTAAACTTCATAAATTGAGTAGGGCCGCACAATTAGATTCCTGGGAACAAACTGCTAAGTTTATCGGGTATAAAACTAGGTCTCACTTCAAAAGAATGCAGTTTAATGAAGACTACAAAACTGAAAGAATCCTGGCCTACTACGAATGGGCTTTACTTTGGTGGGATAAGAATCCACCATGGATAAGATTTGCGTTTGAACGTAATTTCGCTCAAATAGAAGCAGTCTTACAATGCCGTAGATTAGGCATAGCTTTGCCGCATAATAGTTGTCTACTAAACTGTAAGACTAAATTTATAAAGTATTTTGTAATCTATTTTATCTGTAAAAGACAAAATATAGATTATGAAACTTACTTTATAAGTACATATGGATACAAAGAAATGTATCCTGATGTACAACTTGAGTATGAATTTTACCTAAATAGAGTGGAGAGTGTGGTCAATGCAGCGTCCTATTATACAAGTGTCGGTTTCTACGGTTCCCATGAGTTGGGAATCAGTTTTGATGATTCAGCCATATCTGAAGCTTATGAAAATACCGACATGGACGCATATGACTATTTGGATTGATGGTAACTGGTATGACCTATGTTTTAACGGAGTAGGCAAATCTAATACAATACCATTTACTAACCACTACACAATTAAATGGGAAGTTTCTTATTATATGGAAACCATTATGTTAAACCGTATAGATGCTATTGCTAGGTTAAATACTAGAGTAACTTTGCAAGATTTAATAATGGCAGGTTTAGGGATGCGGTCAACAACTTGCGTAAGTTTCATAGGGTCTGTTTTAGGGGTTGACCTACCTGTAACTCCCTACAAAGCTATGCAAGAGTTAAAACGCTTAATTAATTTAGGTCACTTTACCTATTGACAAATGAAGGGGGTTATGTTTGACAATAACCATAACTTATGGTATACTATACATAGTATAGATAGGTTAAATATGACCCATTATCAAGCCTTAATCCAGCTTTGCAAAAACTATGGCGTTAAGCCTATGGTTGCATCTGGCAACCCTCGCAAGTTTCAGTATCAACACACTTGTTCTGATGGATTGCATATGATTACAGGCAAGTCTGTAATCAGTTTCAAACATCACGGGACTAAGTTGTCTTTCCCTCTGAAAGGAAAAGATAATAAGTTACTAGAAAAATTGCAAATTCATGAAATCAGACTACTCAAAGTAGACGACATTCGAGTAATTGAATGTTTACGGTTGTTAGAAGTTCCTAAACTTCGGCAACCCTATGCTCCCCAAAAGTTACGTCATGTTTATTTGTGGCGAACATCTATACGAGTGGACGACAAACTAAACTTCTCTGAATCAGACTTCATAAACTATTATCCGGTTCAACCGTTTGAATTGGATTTTGAAGATATGTTTGATGAACTGTTCTAAAGGGGAGGTTTAGAAATGACTTACATCAGAGTAAACAATCGAGACTATTTTACAGCAGTGGACTATCTAGTCCAATTGGATAAGGTACCGGCAAAGTTTCTAAACAAGTTAATCTCTATAAACGGGATTAATGCCTTAGCTACAATCAACGCAACCCGTCAAGGTGAGGTCCGTTACTTTGTAGCCAAAGAACTAGCAGACCATCTCCAGCTTGAGGAAGTACAGACAGAATACGTAGTAACAAAACTTCCTTCAGCATTTGACGGGCAAGGTCATGTGACCCCCCACAAAGATAAGGCAAAAAAAGCTGAGAAAGTTGAGAAAGAAAGAGTTAAAGAGCAAATTAAAACTGCTCTAGACCAAATTGATGAGGAGTTTGATGATATGTTCGGAGGTATCCTATGACCTCTAAACAACAATGTCCCAAATGTGCTGCTGCTGGACGGGATAGCAGCGGCGACAACCTAGTAGATTTTGGTGACCACAAACACTGTTTTGCTTGTGGCTACCATGAAGGGGGTGAATCAAATAAAAGTAGGGTATCACGTAAGATGCCAGACTTAACCCCTATCACAGAATTTCCTAATAGAACCTACCTAAGTAAGATTGCGGTCAAATGGGGGGTTTTGGCTGAACCTATTAAGACCCGTGCTGGGTCTAAATACACTAAGAAACACAGCCTAACTTTGGCTTTCCCCTACTTTGACCTAAAGGGTGTTCTAACAGGTCTGAAGGGTCGAAACTTCAGAAATTCCAAGTCTAAAGGAACCTTCTGGTATAAAGGTTTCACAGACTTTTCCTTATTCGGATTGCATATGGTAAAACATGATGCAGTTCTTTTAGTTGAGGGTGAACCTGACACTCTCTGTTGTGCTTCAGTGTTTGAAAAACACGGAATCAAATGCGATGTTTTAGGTGTGAGTGGCACCGATAACATAACCAAAATAGAAACTATCGCTAAGTTTATTCGCGAATACAAAGAAATCTATTTAGGTTTTGACCAAGACGAAGCAGGTCAAACTTGCACAGACAAAGCAATTTCACTCTTACCAGAGTATAAAGTCCAAGTAGTATCTTGGACTAAGAAAGACCCTTGCGATGTCTTTGAGGTCAAAGGTGCAGACGGTATTCTAGAATGCTTAGAATACTCAGAAAAGATTGCATCAGTAGATTTGATTGCAGGCAACACAATCAAATCTAGCTACATGACCCACCTCCAAGCTGGACAACTATCTGGATTCAAATCTACTTACCCTGGTTTGGATGCCATGGTAGGGGGTTCACTTAAACGTGGGGAAGCCTTAATATTCGGTGCTCATACTGGATTAGGTAAGTCTACTTTTGTGCTCAACTGGGCACATTCAATTGTTTGTAACAACGAGACCAAAGTCCTATGGGCTGGGTCTGAAATGTTACACGAGGAGATGGTACACAAACTTGTCGAACTAGACTTACGAAATTCAGTTGAGTATCGAGATGGTGTACTCCAAGGTGCAACATTCAAAGAAATTGATGAATCCTTGAACTTCGTAATGGATAACTTCATTTTTTACAATGGAGTTGCAGACATGGACAGCCTCTTAGATGCGGCTGAATCGGCTGTGTACAGTCATGGGGTGGGTCTAGTAGTTGTTGACGTGTTAGATGACTACCTTCCCCAAAAGTGGGAAGATGTCAGACCAGCAGTAAAAAAGTTGAAAGACTTTGCACAAGGAAGTCCAAAGGACAAACGTCCTCCTGTGGCTGTTATTATGGTAAGTCACACCAAACAACGAGATGGTAAATATGGGTCATCTATCCGTATAGATGATTTAAGTGGTGGGGTTCAAAGAATCCAACAGGCCACATGTGTTATAGGTATGGACGGTGTAATAGGAGAAACCGAACGCACCTTAAAGATTTTGAAGCTTCCCCGCATGGGTGACTCTCATCAATCCGAAGTAGAAGTAGTCTACTTAAGTGATAAAAAATCTTATGAAGAAGTTGACCAAGACTACTAGAAGCAGAGGTGAAATTCTAGTTTGGGAGACCTTCCCAGACTGGGAATATGAGCCTACCAAAATCTGGTATGAGACCCCCTACATACCAGATTTCGTAACTCCAAAAGGAACTTTAATCGAGTACAAAGAGTTCCTAGATAGAGAGCAGTTTAGACGGTTAAAGTACGTAGCCCAACACTGCGCTAAGCAGCGTATATTGTTTATTGTGTTAGTGTTAGATGGAAACTTCAAAGATAGGTGGCCGAAAAAAGGCAGACATATGGTGGCCGCGCTCGAAAGAGAAGGCATTAGAGCACATGTATTTGGGCCTAACTCCGCCCAAAAGGCCAGTGCGTACATCAAAGACCAGGAAGACAGAATGGAGGAGATTAAAGCCCTCTATGCTAGTAATTCTTAAGGTCGAAGGTAAAAAAAATTATGACCTCCCCAATTACATAATTAGGTCTTACCCTTGGGTAGAACACGGTAAACCAATGATTCTGGCAGAGCGTTTGACAGATTGGGAACCTTGTGGTACAATAGACACAGTATGTATCAAGGAGGTTTGGTTATGCTAACCGCAATCGACTTAGAAACTAACAGTCTAAATTCCACGTGGGACCACAAGACAACAGTACACTGTGCCGCATTCTCAACTAGGGATGGTAAACAAATTAAGACTTGGCTGGTAGTAGGCCACGATGAGGTAGGCGAGGAATTACGCCGACTTAAAAAAGAGGGGGTTATCCCCATATGTCATAACGCTTTGTTTGACTTAGGTACAATTCGTACCCATTACAACATAACTTTCGAGGATTGGCATGACACCATGTTACTTGCGTATTCACTCAAACCTAGTAGCATCGGCTTGGGTCTAAATGACCTAGCCAAAAAGCATTTGGGTGAGGAGAAACTAGACTCCCCTAGCTTTACTAAATACACTCCTAAGATGGGTAAGTATTGTAAGCAAGATGCTACACTTGCGCTTAAGCTATTTTACCGCTTAGGTAAGCAACTTAAACAGGACGTAGTTGCTTGGGAGTTCTACCGTAATGTAGACCTCCCCTATCAACAGGTTCTGATGGACATGCAACTAGGCTCTACGTTAGACGTGGAAGCCTTAGAACACCTAGACCGAGTTTATACTCGATACCTTGAATGGTTACGTAAGAAAGTTTACTCTTACCACTACTACTGGCAGGATAAGTCTACAGAGACTAAAATTACTCAACAGCACGTTGAGTATCTACCTAGTCAAAGTCAGTATTACAAGACCGGATATAGCAAGGTCAAAGGTGAACAGGTCTGGTGGCAAACAAAACTAGCTTTGTGGAATCCTAACTCTACAGACCAAAATGTTAAACTGTTACAACAATTTGGTGTACCAAAGCGGTTGTTCAAAGTTACTGAAACTGGTAAGTTGTCGGTAGACAAAACAACTTTACCTGACATGGTTAGGTTTCACCCAATTGCAGCACTGATGAACGCAGCAAACCTAGCTGAGCACAAGTATACCGGGTTTATTAAACCCCTCCTCACTAAGAGGGCAGGTAGTTTAATCTACGGTGACTTCAATCAATGCCGGACTTCGACACGACGGCTTAGTTCGTCCAACCCTAACTTACAGAACATTCCACGACGTTCTAAGTCAGGTAAACGATTCCGCCAAGTCTTCATAGCCCCACCTGGTTACGATGTCATAGTCGGTGACCTAGACCGGATTGAGTTAGTCGTGTTGAGTTTCTACTTAGAAGAGTACGGCTACTCAACTTACATGGCCGACGCGGTTAGAGCAGGTGATGACCTCCACACTATCAACCGTGATATGTGGGGGTTACCTCCTACTGAAGCAGGTCGCGATATCGCCAAAACCGTTATATTCGCCCTAATCTACGGGGCAGGTGATGAGAAGCTTGCTTCATCTTCAGGTATCTCTAAACAAGAAATGTCTGAGGTTCGCCGAGCAATCTACTCTGCTACTAAACTAGACAAGTTTAGGGATAGTTTAGTTAAGCGGGTCATTCGTAACCATGGTGTGTTTCATGACCTCATGGGTGCTAAGTATGTAGTCCGTGAGGTTCTCTCAGCCAAGTCTGACGTACTAGCTGAGGGTACCCGCAAAGTAGGTAACTACATCATCCAAGGCTCAGCAGGTTCCATATTCAAGGAGCTACAAAACCGAGCCTATGACGACTACTCTAAACAACCTAAGTTTAGTCTAGTTCGTCAGACTGTGGCGGTACACGACGAGGCTATGTACATCTGCCCTACTGAACACACCGAATCTCTTGTTAAGCTTCTCAACTCCAATTTTAACTCTACCGATATCTTAGTAACCGACAATGGAGCAATCCCAATCCGATGTAGTTTCAACTCAGGAGCATCCTGGGCTGAGGCTAAGTAAGTCAACCCGAAATTTCCTCTTGTTGTTGACACTTACCTTGTCTTGTGCTATAATTTATTCAGCAATACTAATGAGGCGTACAACCTCTAGAGGGTTAGATGCCTCATTTCAAAGAGCAGTCGGTGAGACTGCAAAACTCTTTAATTTACTCAAGGAAAGCTTCAACCTATGAGCATGGTCCTGATTATCATAGGTACTAAAATGTACCTAGCTCGTTTCCCCCCGGAAACAGCGAATTACCTCACCGAAGGTAACCGTTACCTAGATGTTTTAAAAGTTAACCAGTGGCGTGAACTCTGTGTTGACTACGAAGAAATAATGGAAGGTCAAATAGTCGACCTTCCACGTTCAGCCAAAAGTCTAGTAATCTGGGAGAATTAAATGTATCGAATTTCAAAGGAAGAATGGTTGTCTAACACCATGTTGGACCTGTCTGATAAGACCAAGTCTCTTAAGAATGGTAAAGGTTTCAAAGGGAGTTATATTCCCGCCAATACTATGTTAACCCTCCTCCGGGAAACCTACCCATTGGCTTATCCTAAGTTGGTGGAAATCCAAAACTTGGAAGAGGGTTGTGGTGTACTTCTCCACGTTGTTCTAGTATGGCCTGATGGTGAGTCTCCTGTAATGATTTACCCTGTCATGCAACATGGGACTGGTCGCCACGCTGCCAAGGCTGAACCTGACGCTCGTGATATTAGCGACTCACTCAATCGTGCATTTGCTAAACTAATTGCACTAGAGACTGGACTTGGTTGGCTTATGTATCTTGGTGAGGCTGACCCCGAGGACACCAAGACCGGGGAGGAACCCACCAAACGCCGCCGTCGTAGTAAGCCTGAGGTAGACGAAGACGATGATGAGGATGAGTTCAACTTCGATGAGGAAGATGATGAAGATGAGGAGGAAGATGAGGAACCAAAAAAGACCTCTCGTGGTAACACTCGCTTCCGTCGTCGTCGCCAATAAACTAAGGTAACATTATGCCACGTAAGAAATCCAAATCTAAGACACCCTATCAAGGTTCAATCTTTTTGTTTGAACCTGATAGCGATGGTAATGAGTCAGCCTCAGTTAGCCTTTTGATTCATGCCGCAGTTATCCTAGAGCTAGCCGAGCAGATTAAAGCAGGCGATGCTGAACTGACTCAACGGGACCAAGTTAAGTTTGGGGGTCGCCTTTATGAACCTGATAGTGACACCTCTTACTTTGAATCCGGTATGGTCTGGTCATCTGACATCGACCGAGACGATTGGGAAGAACTAGTAGAAGAGTTTGAAGACTCTTCTTTAGAAGATACAAAGTCTAGTCGAACAAAGAAGTCTAAACGGACCAAAGGCCAAACACGGTCTCGTCGCTAAATGTAGTTTACAAGCCCAGTCTACCTGGGCTTTTTTGCATGTCCTTGTTCAAGTTTATAGATTGGTGGAACTCAGAGCGCCCATGCTTTGGTTCTAATAAATACGCCGACCAAGTAGGTGAGGAGGTTAAACAATCTTACCTCCGTCAATTTGTCCAACGTAACCCAAGACCCATTGGACTTTCTCAAATCGGTAAGCCATTAGTAGAGTTAATCTACCAAGCCGTAATAGACCCTACCGAAGAAGACCTAGAGTGTGGTCTACGTTATATCTTTCACATAGGAGATGTAACTGAAACCTTACTGATTGCAATGATGCAGTCATTCGGGTTAGATGTACACTCTAAACAATTAGAAGTAGAGTACAAAGGAGTTTATGGTCATATCGACTGCATGGTCGATGACCGACTTATTGAGATTAAGTCAATGAGTCATACCTATTGGACTCAATTCGTAAGCTGTGCTGATGACGAGAGAGGTTACATAACTCAACTTGCTTTGTATACTAAGGCGGTACAGACTCAACGTAAAGTAGGGTCTGCTGGTTGGCTAGTACTCAACAAGTCAACCGGAGCTTTACAGTATGTGAAATTACCTACTAACCTAGTCAAGTCTACTTTAGTCAAAGCAGCTGCTAAGATTAAGAAGTTTGACAAAGCATTGTCTGAATTAGACGCTACGAGTGAGCCCCCTCTCAGTTGGATAAGGAATAATGTAAGACCACCTGACCCTATCTGTGAAAAGAAAAATAAGGTCATGACTGGTAAGTTACTTATCCCACCTAACATGAAGTTGGCTGCATCTAAGTACACAGCTTATCCAACTGAAGATGGAATCTATGTAGACAGAGAAGAGTTTGAACGTATCTGGGGTAGCCTACAATGACTTGTCAAAATTGTGAACACTGGTCTCTACCTTTTTTATATCAACGAGACTATGCCACTTGTAACTACGCCCGTCCTACAGAGGATGGGGTTATGTCAGGGTGTATGACAATCCTGGTAACTGGACCTGATTCTAAGGTTACAGGAATAGAAGGTCAACTTGTAACTCGAAAGGATTTCAAGTGTGATGGATACTTACAACGTGAATTACGCTGAATATCTAGGAAGTACATATGGTAAGGATGTCCAAGAAAGGTACATCTGTATAACTAAAGGACTTGCCTTACCTGAAAACAACATCAAAAGAACCTGTACTTATAGAGTACAGTTAAACTGTGCAGGTAAACTATCCTATCCTGCTGAGGTCAGGTTCTCTCAAATCTTAGACATGATTAGAGACGAACCTATGTCAGCCCCTGAGATATCAGTAGAGTTAGATATCTCAGTTCAATCTACTTACCGACTTCTGAAGGCTATGGAAAAGCAAGGTAAGATTAAACAAGTCTCAGAAGTACCTAGAAGATACAAACCTGCATAAGTATATAAGGTAACCTTATACATATTATAAGGTTTACTTATATGCCTCTATATGGCTCTGTAAGCTTCGATAATCTCGATTAGGTTAGATAGTACCTAAGCCCTATTTAAGGCCCCTAGAATTAGATCCTAGGGGCCTCTCCGTTGACGTATGATCATTCTGCTGTTAGGGTTTAGCTAGGGAGATCAATATATAACTGAGTAGTTATATAATATTGACAATATTTGAATTTTATGTTATATTGTTACAGTAAATCTAATTTGAGGTAACCACCCATGGAAGTTAAGTTTAATCATGTAACCGGTGACATTGAAGTTTTTAACAATGAAGCCGATAAAGTTTTCACCAATTTCATTAGTCGACTTGGGTTTCGTCCTAAGTATAAAGATTGCTATCGTATTCCATTCTCTTATACTGTTAATGGCATCTGTGCATTCTCAATCTTTTGGATGCGGTACCGCAAAGAAATTACTTTTTCAGGTGTCTTCCCTGACTGGGCCAAACCAGTTAAGTTGACCCGTGCTCAACTAGAACAAGGGTTAGGCCAAGATAAGGATAGGTTGGTCTACAAAGATAATCAATTACAACTTAAGGTTGCAACGGATACAAGTCGTAATTGGTCTGCTTGGTTAACCGGTGAATATGATGCTTCTAAGTTTCGTAATTTCATGTACAAGACGGGGTGGTCATACAATGAAATGACCTGGTATATTAAACCCACTCCTCAATGGCTTAAAATGTATTGGCCTAAGATGAAGTTTACTGACTTCGTTAAAGTCGATGACCAGGTTAAAGCTGTAGTCCAGCAGATGCTAAATCACCAAGAGTTAGCTGAGTCTGCTTTCCGTGAAGCCAAGAAAGAAATGGTAAGGTTGGCTGCTAACCCTCCCTCTGGTACCTACTCTTTATTTCCTCACCAAGCTGAGTGGTTAACTAATCTGTCTGAACGTAACTCTATCCTAGCTTTTGATATGGGACTAGGTAAAACCCTATCCGCCTGTTATTGGGCTTTAGCTTATCACAATACAACAGAGTTAGATTGTGTATTTGTGATTGCACCTAAGTCAGTAAAATCTAGTTGGGCTTCTTACTTTGCCCAAACTGCTTTTGAGGATATCATCGTCATCATCTCAAGTTGGGCTGCTATTCCAGAACCTCCAATGGGCCAGAAGTATATTGTGATTGCAGATGAGTCACACTACACCCAAGACCCTGAATCCCAAAGAACTCAAAAGTTCTTGGACATTGCTAAGTACAGTCTAGCAACCCTAATGTTATCTGGTACACCTGCTAAGAATGGAACCTGTCGTGACATTTTTACTCAGCTTCAAGTGTGTGGGTTACCTACCGCAGTCAACAAAGCTGTATACGCAAGTCGCTATGGTTGGCAAGAAGAGATGCGGTTAAAGCGTCTGAGTAGTGATGCAGGTCACTACATCCACTTTCGTCATAAAGATGAAGTGTTAGACCTCCCTGAGAAAATGCGAATCCAATACGAAGTTGAGCTGTCTCCCAAATACCGTAAGTTGTATGAACAACGTTATGCTGAGTACATGGCAAACTATAACCGCCGTGTACAGGAGGGTTTAGTATCTGGTGAAGTTCAAAACCTGGTAGAGTTAGGTGGTCTACGTCTAGCTGCTGCACTAGGTAAAGTTGAGGGTGTAGCTGAATTAACCAAGGACATCCTAAACCAAGGTTCACAAGTTGCTGTGTTCTTTGACTTCCGTGAAGCCATTGAGCTACTGGCAACCCACCTCAAGGATTGGAAGGTAGCTGAACTTAAGGCTTCAGATAGTGAGGCTGTTCGTGCTCAGAAGATTAAAGACTTCCAAGCTGGTGAGTATGACGTATTCCTAACTACCTTCAAGTGTGGTGGAGTTGGTGTAGAGTTAACCCCCTGTGACTACATCATTCTAGGTGACCGTCCTTGGACTCCAGGCGATGCAGTTCAAGCTGAAGACCGCGCTCATCGTATCGGTCAGAAGTCAACCCTGAACGTCTATTGGGTTTACTGGGATGACCCGGATAAGACTGAGAAAATGGTAGATGACGTACTCCACCTTAAGCAAGACAACATCAATGAGTTAGTGGGGTCTAATGTTACTCTATCTTAATATGTTCGGTCTACATTTGACAAAGCTTCGTAGATGTGTTATATTATTACAGTAAGTTTAGTTGAGGTCTATCTCAATGCAACCTAAATGGACACCAATGGAGGATAACCCTCCCTATGCAATTGAGTTGACTAAAGAGGAAGTTGAGTTACTTCACAGCCTCTTAGAGCAACAAGTCAATGCAGGTAATAAAGACGATGTTCTAATCGAGTTAGCAGAAACCTTTGAGGTCTTAGCAAGTGAACAAGAGTAACGCCTTAGCAACCTTAGAGAACGTAAGTCGATGGGTTGACACTATGCCTGGTAGTGAATTACACAAGCAAGACATCGACCTATTGATTGCCCGAATAGAGGCAATCATCACGACTTTTTGGGACACTCCAGAATACCTAGAGAATGAACTAAAGATGTTGAGTTCCACATTACTCAGCTTAGTTCGTAACAGTGCTATTATGTCAGGCGATGAACAGGTCGTTTATACGATAAACGAGAAAGTCAAAGCCATCATTAAAGCAGTGGAAGAAAATGTTGCTCGAAGTGAAGTACAATGATATTAAGAACTCAACTTAAACATCGTTGGTTAAACTTAGACACATCCAAGTTTTGGTTGTTATCTGAGTTAGGTGTAACTGTCCCTTTTGAAATCAGGGACAATCACAAACGGTGCCCACGTTGGATTTACCTAGCTCAGAAGAGAGTAGACCACGATTGGGTATACTATCCTGTAGAGGAGGGTTACCAATTCGTACCTAATCTGCATCTACCTCGACTTAAATATACTGTGGAGGTTTCAGAACGAATCAAGTCAAACTGGTGTAAGTGGGTTTATACTCGTACTTCAGGTTGGCCTCTTAAGTCTAGCTACCTAATAGGTCTAGTAGGTCTAATAGACCACAACGAGTTTTGTTTTAGTAAGGATGAATTTTATAACTTACTAGGTCATAGTACTCGTACAATCCCTCGACTAATTGAAGTTTTGGAAGAACTAGGAATCAACTATGATGAATACACCATGGAAAAACGTAAGCACTGTATCATCTCGAAGTGAATCTCGAACCAACCTAGATAACTTTGGGGTTCAGTTAGACGATGCTATAACCTCCCTCTCTATGGTTGATGACTTAGATGATATCCAAGAAGCATTACGAATGATTGACAACTTTGAACGTAAACTGTTGTTTCTGATGAAAGGTAAACTCAAATGAAATACACTGTAGAACATCAACCTAGTAGACCCTCCCCTCGTAAGTGGGTTATCAAAGATACAGAGGGTAATGAAATCCGAGACTGTTGGACCAAAGACTACGCTCAACAGATTGCAGCTATGGAGCTAAAGTCTTTAGACCCTTGTCCTTGTTGTGGTGCAATTGCAGAACCAGTTTGGGCCAATGAGATTGGTCTACATTGTGAAGAGTGCAGTCCCTTCATGTAACCAATAAAAAAGACCTAGGTTAAACACCTAGGTCTTATTGTGCTAATCAGAGACCTGTGGGTAAACCAGTAGGCTTGCCCTTTACACTTGTAACAATGCGGCCCCAGCCCGCCTCCTGGCCCTGGTCCCAAAAAATTTGCTGCATCACATCGCCGGAGTAGCGGTCGTACTGGCCCCCCACTCCCACATCGTAGGAGTTACTAGAGCCGTGACGGGTGCCGTAGGGGTCGTGTACTAACCACTGCCGCTTTTGGGGGTCGTAACCCACCACTAGACAAATGTGGCCGCTCTTCTTATAGGCAAAGCCCACTACTACCGGAATGCCCTTTTCCAAGGACATCAACAAATCTTTGGAAGAAAGGGTATAGCTGAAGTAGGACTCAATGCCCAGATTCCGAAGCGCTTGGGTTTGGGCTGCGTGACTCGTGGTGTCACCGTACTTGGCCACCAACCGCATAAAAACAGACTCCGGTTCGGGGTAGCCCATATCCAGAGCCTTTTGGGTCAGTGCTCCATCTAACAAGAAATCTGCCAGCATTGTGTTGCTGGTGGTATTGCACTGACGCGAACCGGGACCAAACACGGAGGGGTCATTGTCCAACTGAGAACGATACTTCACCGGCAGCTTAATTATCTTGTTGTCGTCTTTCCCTCCTACTTTTCTCCAGAGTTTACCTTCTGCTTTTCTCCTACGAGCAAGTCCTGGTTCTACATTTGTTCCTGGATTACGATAAAGATAAAGAGCATCAGGAACTCTATCCCACTCTTTATTCTTAAGCACTCTAGTTATGGTATTGAAACCAGAAGACCCGTAAAATTGTGCTCCAAGATTATACGCAAAAGATAGAAGTGCCCCTTGCTGATTCTCACTCATCTCATTCCAATAAGGAATTTCCTTAAGTGGTGGAAGAAACTCTCTCCTTAGTTGATGGTAGAAAAGGTCATCGGCCTCCTCTTGTGTGATTTTATCTTCAATCACAAAACGAGTTCCATCTTTTCTGCGTGTACTACCCCACCCAATTGTAATGGGAAGTCCACCAGTCAAGGGGTCGTAGTAGGCTTTTAGATGACATCCTTCAAATTCTTTGATTAGCTGTACTCCAAGAGTTGGGAGTCCTTCTACTTTTTCATTGCGATACCTTTTTGCAAACTCATCAAGAATTTCTTTAGGAACTGATGCCTGAAGAAATTGCCAAGCATCAATCTGATGCTCAAGATTTTGGTGATACTTCACAGCATCTAAAAATTTAATCATGAAAATACCACCTTAAATGTGAGAGTCGAGTTACTTACTGTTTAGCTTTGCCTACAGTAAGTGAGATTATCTCAATAAGTTTATAAAACTTACTAAGAATAACGTCGTCCTTAGGGGTCGGGGTAGCTGCTACAATCACGCTAGCTAGAGCGTGTACAGCCAATGCTACTTCGACCCATTCTTGTACTTGTAAGTTAAAAGTCATGGTAGTTGAACTCCAATATTTCGGTCGGTCAGAAACTGATTAAGTTCTAGTTTAACAGGGTCATAGTCTACCCGCACCACTGCATCCGCTAGCGTCGCAGTATCCCGCCCTTGAATCTGGGCGGTGATATCCTCCCTATTGATTGCCGGCAGGGTATCGAACCAGGCGGCGATTGTGGCGGAGCCTAGCAAGTCGGCCCGTAGTCCTGTCCAGTCCGGCGTGTCGACTGGATAATCTGGGTCGATACTCCAGTTTTGCCCGTCGTACAAATACTGAGAAAGATTCGTCCCCAAATACTCTGGCGGCAATTCCACATTGCTGTTAACTGTATTCAGTTCGGCGATTCTTTCATTGACAATACGTACTTTCATGATTTTGATTCCTTGCTGTGAAGTTAAAATAAATCAACCCTGGCTACTTTACCAAAAGCTGCACCATTGTTATTAGGTATAAAGTAACCATACCTACCGTCAGTAAAACCTCCGTGAAAACCTTTCAAGTCAGCATCAGTTGAAGTTAAGTCGAGAACAGATACAGTTGAGAAATCAGTTAAATCAACTCTAGCTACTTTACCAAAGAATGCACCATTGTTATTTGGTACAAAATAACCATACCTACCATCAGTAAAACCTCCAATAAAACCTTTCAAGTCAGAATCAGTTGAAGTTAAATCTAAAACAGATACGGTTGAGAAATCGGTTAAATCAACTCTTGCTACTTTGCCGAAGGCTGCACCATTGTTACTTGGTACAAAATAACCGTATCTACCATCAGTAAAACCTCCGTAAAAACCTTTTAAGTCAGCATCTGTTAGAGTTAAGTCGAGAACAGATACCGTTGAGAAATCAGTTAAATCAACCCTAGCTACTTTGCCGAAGTAAGCGCCATTGCTAAGTGGCACAAAATAACCGTATCTACCATCAGTAAAGCCTTTACCAAAGCCTTTCAAGTCAGCATCTGTTTGAGTTAAATCTAAAACAGATACGGTTGAGAAATCAGTTAAGTCAACCCTTGCCACTTTACCAAAAGTTGCACCATTGTTATATGGCACAAAGTAACCATACCTACCATCGGTAAAGCCTCCAAGAAAACCTTTCAAACTAGCATCAGTTGAAGTTAAGTCAAGAACAGATACGGTTGAGAAATCAGTTAAATCAACTCTTGCTACTTTGCCGAAGAATAAGCCATTGACAAATGGCACAAAGTAACCATATCTACCGTCAGTAAAACCTTCATTAAAACCTTTCAAGTCAGCATCAGTTGAAGTTAAATCAAGAACAGATACAGTTGAGAAATCGGTTAAGTCAACCCTTGCTACTTTACCGAAGTATACGCCATTGTCAAGTGGCACAAAATAACCGTATCTACCGTCAGTAAAACCTCCATTAAAACCTTTCAAGCTAGCATCAGTTGAAGTTAAATCAAGCGTTCTTGCGTAGGTGGGCAGACGATAATAATTACCGGAGTAACTTACGATAGAGTAAGTTACAGATTGAGAATTTACATCATCTTCTAGTAATGAATTGATTCGAGTTAACCACCCCTGTATAGAGTAGCTGTTAGAATTCTGGTCTGGTAACACAACACCCCCTAAGTTTTGGAAAAGTCTAAACAATTCAATCTGCATAGACCCTGTATCGGTGCTCATATAATCTCCTGATAATTAACTGTAGTAGACACAAAACTATTTGACCCTCCCCTTCTAGCGGTTGCTACAAACAGAAGTACGTCAGTTGAATTGTACTCAAGTACATTTGCATTAGCTACCCAAATTGCATCTAGTGTATTTGAATTAAAAACCAGCTGTCTAGCTTTTTCTAAATAGCCCTCAACTAACCTTGGCTAGATAGCTCGTTATTAATGAACTTACCACCTAGCATCTACTACACTCCATTTACTTATCTACTAGCACACGCTCTACTGTCTCTAGTCTATCTCGAAGCAGGTCGACTTTGACTTCTAATTCTGATAGGCGTTGAAAAGTTACGTCTAAATCTTTTTTGATTAGTTGATGAAGTAGACCTGGTAAGTGTTCAAGCATCTGACTACGAAGCCAATATACTGAACTACCTACAATCCCTATTGCTTCGAGAATAGAAATGATTGTCATCATTTTTTACCTCGCTTGGTAGAACCCTTTCCATTACGTGCTCGGTTCTTAGATTGAGGTTCCATTCCTACAATCTTACCTCCTCGATGACTGACATCCTTCTTATCACCGTTACCGTAAGTACCAGACTTACGGTTGGCTCTGTTGAGCTGTGCTCGACGCTTCTTTTCAGCAGGTCGAGCATTGTACTCTCGCTGGTATTCGTAAGACCGCCCAGTAGACTTGGTTGTACCTTTCTTAGGTTTACCGGACGGCTTCACCTTGTTCTTCCGTTGTGGTACTCGTTTGACCATTACGAATATCCTCGTACTGACTACCCATCTGATTAATGGAGTTGTGTAGCTCCTGAAGCTCTCTATGAACTTGAGGAGGTAGATTGTTTAGCGTGGTGTAACTGTTAACGGTAGCATGGAAGATATCACTCTGGAGCTCGCTTGGTATAATACCATACTCACCCGCGAGGAGGGTTAACCTAATCTCTTCCAAGCTTAACCAGTAAATTTGAGCAAGTAGGTCAGATGTAGCTTTATCGCGACGTTCCCATTGACTTTGGTCTATTACACCTCTAGCCGCCTCGAATTGGAGGTCTCGCAGACTTTCGTTAAACCCCCTCTCTAAGTCTCTTAGTACAAAACTAACTTCTGCTAAGTTATTAGCTACGTTGTCTTCTACCGAAGAGATTCTGACATTGGCCCCAGCTAGCTTAAAGGCTAAAACGAACCATCGAGTCATGTTGTCTGAGGTTCTAGTTAGGTCAAGTGCTCTAGCTGGGTAGCGTTCAACTCCTCTTAGTCCAGGTACACCTTCTTCTAAGATACGACCACTAGCATCTTCAATCTGAGGTTGCCCAAACATACCAAATAGGTTTAGGTCATCTACGTAACCAAGAGCAGGTATAGCTGACCGTACTAATGCGACTGTACGAGGGTGAGGATTCCAGAACAGGAAGCTAGGTCGTTTTTCGTAATCCTTGAGTTTTAGACTTTGACCTGAGGTTACACGTTCTCCAGTAAGCTGTTCAACCAAAGCCTGTTGAAGTCTACCTGCATTACGAGCAACTTCGTTAGCAATAGACTCAGGTGCAAGTGGACCCTCTCCTTTAATCTGAGCCAACTTACGTTGTCCAGTAGGTGGGTCACCCATTATAGTTTGGATAGATTTACCTGTTTTGTCAATAGTAGTCCAAACTCGGCTGAACGAGTCGTAACCTTGTGGAAACAACAACACGTTCATAGGTCTACCAAACTTATCCTGGGTTTGACCTAAGTAGTGTGGTCTCTCTTCAAGTTCCCAATCAGCAAACCCAGCTTCAGTAGGTTCATACCTAATCTGTTGGATTTGATTCCACATGCTATGTGCTCTGTGCCATCTGTACAGTCTAGCAGGGTTAGTGACTACAGCACGACCCATTTGGTAAGGAGCCTTAACAGCATACTGGAGAAAGTTACCATACCAAGTATTGGCACTACGAGGAAGCCAGCCCATAGTGTTGGGGTTAATAAAGGCATCTTGCATTCGCTTGGAAACTTCCTCGAAGGTTCTACTGTATTGGTAGTAACCACCAGTAGCCAGGTAACCAAACCAGTTAGCAGACTTGCCTTTTGTACCGATAGGTTCAAATTGACTGAGCCAGAAAGCCAGTTTAACTGACATCTCACCCTGATGCGCCATCGACACAATACGTACCCAACCTTCATCTAGTACGTCAACTGAGCCTTTGTAAGTCCCGTTTACAATACGTTTGAACTGTTGAAAAGTACTACGCTGAGCTCTACCATATTGGGAGGGGTCAGCGTTTACGTATTCGTACCACTTCTTAATGTGAGTAGGAAACTCTTGAAGCTTGTACAACCAACTTCTAAACCCTCCTGCAATATACCCGTTCTCAATAGTAGGCATATCAGAAGCTGAATTAGCTGAGAAGTGCTGCATGTACATCTCAACAGCTTCTCTCTTGGAAATCTGCCTACCTTCAAAATAGGCCCAAGGTCTATCGCTGATGAAACTCAGGTCGTTGGTTCGACTTAACCCTCTGATGGTGTCAAAAGCTTCTTTGATTCTACCTGGGTTAAACCCAAACCAAGATGCACTAAAGTAAGCTTCAGCGATGTTACGGTCTATATAACCTAACCCACCTTCAGCCACACCATATTTAAGAGCGTCTTGGCTAACCTCCATCACGGTTTGACCAGCGATACCCATCACACTAGCATTCCAGGAAGTTGCAATATACTGGTTGATTACGTTAGCAACAATTGGATGGGCTTTAGAGCTTGCTAAGTCTCTAGCAGACTTACGCTCTAACCCCATCTCTACTAGCAATTCCTCTAACTCTTTAGTAGGTGCTTTATTATTAATATTGAGGAAGTGCTCATTAAACTTGTCACCTATGGTAACGTAATCCTTGTAGGCTCGGTCTCTAAGAATGGGGTCAGTAGCTGGTATGACCCAACCAGCCGCCTCAGCTCTGCCGTCTGTCAGTATCTGAATCATTGCACCTTGTCTAGCTGCATTCTTTAAAGATTCAGTATACTGGTAGGATGCGGTCATTAGGTCTACTTCCATAAGTTGACCTAAGTTGTCAAAAGACATCCCATACATCCCGTTGAGGAGTTCCATGATTTCAACAGAACTCATGGGTAAGATATTCAACAAACCGGAATCAACTAACTGGTCGATTTGGTTAACAGTTAACCTCTCCCTAATAAACTCGGTTAGAGCGTATGGGTTGCTAAACAATTCCATTAATTCACCAGTCGCATCTACCTTTTCTAAGGTAGCAGACCAGTTTAATAGGAACCCATCTCCAGTACGTCTATCTACAAAAGATACAGCATCATAGCCTTGAGGCCTTAGCAACTCTACTGCTAACTGGGATAACTCAAAGTAATCCTGGTCTTTGAAGGCTCTAGTTAACCTTACCCTTTCAGACGAACGAGGTTTAGTGTATTCACGAAGTTTACGGTACAGAGATTGAACCCTATCTTTATCCTTGGAAGTTTCACCAATTACTAACTCAAGTACTTTACCATCAGTTACTTGTACAGCATCTTGGATATCCTTGGCTCGACCTTGTAACCATTGATGAGGTTTACCAGTAGACGCAAAGGACTCATAGACCTTACCTTTAGTCAACCCAGTCAACTCAGCAAATAACACCAAAGCTTCTTGAGTAGTAGGTTGGATGAAGTTAAACTGACGACTTAACCCACTCAGAGGGTGGGTTCCAATACCCAATTGGTCTAAGTTAGAACCAATAGTTCGACCACGGATATCTTCTAACCTGGCTAGACCTAACCGAGTATAACTACGGTGAATGTAACCTAGGTCATTTAGTCGGTCTATACTCAACCCTAGTGATTTGGCTAGGATGCGAATCTCCTCTTCGGCTGCACCTACTTGGATACCTCGTCTAGCCAGTAAATTAATCTGCTCAGGTGTTAAACCGTAGTTGCTAGAAGCCCAACTTTGAAAGCGGTTAAATCGGTTTTCGTTAAACACCTTACTTAAGGGTGAAGTGCTTAACCCCTCTAATTCAGCTCCTAGTGCCCCAATCTCTACAGACAGTAAACCTAGTAGTCGTTTGTCATAGAGTGAGGCATTAGGTAGCATCTGGTCAATAGTGTTTTGGAGTTCAGTAACTGCACGGGACACAGAGGTCCGTACAGCATGCTCTAACATAGACGCAGCAGACTCTCGTTGCATATCAATCGTCCGCTTAACCTGACCTACTTTACCAAGAGTCCAGTCCATTGCAAGTGCAGCAAAGTTAAGAACTGCATTAGACTCTCCAGGTTTTAGTTCAACCAAGTCGAACATATTCTGAAGCATTCGAGTACGGTTAACCATAATTTGAGCGTACTCTGCGGCTTCCCGAGTCTTAGCCATCTTCTGGTACTGTTGGAGTCGGTAACCTTCAAGGTTATCCAACTCCAGCTTAATACCGTCGACAGCTGTATCAAACTCATCAGCCCCCATTTTGCCGTAGTTGCCTATTGCGTTGTCAATAACGATACGACAATTAGAGCTGGCGTTAGGGTTGGGGTTTACAGGCATTTAGTTACATCCTCAATTAGGTTCTCTACAGCTTCGACCATTGAACGACGACCTTGCTTGGCTCGGTCTTTAACCTGAGTAGATAAGTCTGTAAGTCGGTTAAACTGAGTACGGGCTTCGTCGCTGAAAGTCTGCCGAGCACGAACTAGGATGTCTTCATAGTGTTGACCCACCTCTCGTAGACCTTGGCGAGCTAGGCTTAACCTGGTTTCAGTTGTAGGTAACTCAGAAGACAGTCGAGCGTTGTACTCAGCTATGCGCATTTTGAAGGGGGTTTCTAAACTGTCCACAGCAGTTCGGCTTACATCCATAACTACATTGGGATTGAGGATGACGTAATCTTCTGCACCCGTATCGATTACGTCAACCCCCTCCGATAGAGCCTTGCGGTTTACTGCGGCAAGTTCATCGAATCGACCTGCTCGGTGGAACTTGTCATAGTCGGGGAAGACATCGGAGTGGTGGGCGATGTTGGCTCTTGGGTCAATGGTGTAGGTGTCAACCCAGGGGTCTCCTTGGGGGGTTCCTCCAGTGCGGTTGAGTCGGGTTGGGGCTTGTCCATACCACTCGGCTCGTTGGAAATCTGAGGTGGTGTAGAGTCCTGGTCCGAACTCATTTTCCGCCCCGAACCTCGATAAGAGTTGAGATTCGGAATCAATCGGATACCGTTCTGCATAGCCGCCTGGCTCTCCGCCTGGTAGTAATCCAGACCCTGGCTCACCAGTTTCTGAATATCCGCGTCGAATTGGCGTAGAGTCTCTAGAACGTCTTGTGGTAGCTGTGACATAAAATTCATCCGGTGTTAGTGAACGCTCATTACCTATCATGATATCGAAATGCCCTGGGTCCCAAGTAAGGCGATAAGCTAGCAACTCTTCTAAAGCAGCTATACCCATCACACTTTGCAACTCAGATAGAAAAGAGACTTCAGATAGGTCAACAAAAAACTGTAGGAAGTCTTCAGTACCAGAGACTAACCCTAAATCAGTTAAAGCCTTCTGATACGACTGGAACATCATCACCTCAGCTAACCAAGTTTGGTAATCTTCAGCGTAAGACTTAGGCATATTTTTAATGAATGCAGTAAACATTCGATAGTCTAAGTCGTCGAAGATAACATTACCTAACTCGATTAAACCATTGAGGGTAAACCCTCGGTCGATTGGTGTACCTGTGTTGTCAATCTCATCGATAACCTTACGTAATTGGTCAGTAAATATTTTGGCTTGTGTGTCTATCGCTTCAGTGCTGTAACCAGGATAGCTCACTAATTCGGGATTGTCAAGCTCTCTGGTAACTAACTTGAGTTGGATATCAGGTGCAGTATCTCGTATTTGTCGAAAGTGGGCATGAAGTAACTCGTGTGTTAACACAGCTGAGTCAAACGCCTCTGGCTTAATGAAAACATGAGCTTCGCCGTTTGCACGACCGACAGTTAGACCTGCCCAACCATCACTGTATCTGGTACGAGTTTTGATTGCGCCTAAATCCAAACCGTGATAGAGTGTGACCTTACTCCAGTTAATAGCATCGAATAGGCTACGAGGCACATACTGGAAAGCTCGCTTAAACCGGTCGAAGTTAATCTTTGCACCAGGCTTAAATCCTAAGAAGCTAGTATTGTAGATGTTAACCCTCTCCAGGTCAGCTTGGGTATACTGGTAATTAGTAGACGCAGCTAGGTTAGATACAGAATCACTACTACCAAGTAATTCAACACTCTGAGGACCAAGCTGCTGAGTGACATCCTCAGCCCACTCGTCTCCTAATTGAGATTGCCGACGCATCCGAGACTTTAAATTCTCAATCTTACGGTCAATAGCATCTGCAGCGTCGAACCTGTTAGCAGCCAAAGCTCTATCGTACCTGGCCTCCAGCTTAGCAAGCTCCTCCTCCATACTACTTAATTGAGGAGTAGGAGCAGCTGTAGTAGTAGGCTCTGGTGTGGTTGGACTAGGAGTTGGAGTCGGGCTAGGTTCTGGACTAGGTTTAGGAGTTGGGGTAGGTTCCGGTACAGCTGGAGTAGGTGCAGCTGTAGTAGGTTTAGGTGTAACAGGGGATGGGGTCATTGGTTCTAACCCCTCTCTGATACGAACCTTGCGGAGTTGTTCTTCAACACCAGCTGGGTCAAAAGGTTTACCAGTCAACACAGCCTCAGCTACAGTAGGATAACCTTGAGTACCATAGGTTATCATCTCTTCTTCAAAGTAGTAACCGAAGAACGGGTCTTTGCTAAGAAGAGGTTTCACATCTGGTATCATCTTAATACTAAACGCATGTTGGAGTGGTTTATCAGTATCTAAGATTCGACCAGTGAAGGCATAAGCAATAGCATCGGCCATAGCTATACTAACTGAAGACCTTGCAGTGAATGTAGAATCTATACCAGAATCTACAGACTGTATAGCTAACTCAACAGTCTTGTCATGTATGAAGTCTATAATTGAATGCGTTATAGGAAGACGACCATTGTCTATGGTAGTCTTCCAATTCACAGCGAGTTGTAGAGCTTGAGACCAGGTCTGTTTGTAGTAATCAGTCTCTCTAATCCAAGGTAGAAACCCTCCAAAGGTAGTGTTGGCTTTACTTGCAAACTCAAATAGATCTGGGTTAATCTCGTAGTAACTTCTAGGGTGTAGTCCTTGCTCAACTGCTAACTTGACTCTAGGGTAGTAAAATTGAGCATGGATAGACTCATGTGTTATGGTACCAGGAACAGGAGCCACTATCATAACCTTTTCAAAACCGGCGAAGATACCACCATTTTTGTATGGTTCAGACTTCCAGTTAGAGTATACTTCAAGGTCGATAGCTTCCTGACCGTTCCAGAGGGTTACACCTAACTTATTGAGCCTCCTAAGAGATTCTAAAACCTCAGGAGGTACATAAGTCAAAGCCTCTAGCATATCAGCAGAACCATTAAATGATTCTGACTTAATCATACCAGCAACTTCAGCAAGTACAGCTGGGTCGTGTTCTTGTTTGAGATACTCAAACACTTGAACCTTCGGAGAGGAGGGTTTCTCCATCCAAACCGGTTTTGGTTCAGCAGGTTTAGGTGTTGTAGTAGACTTCTTAGGCTTCTTAACTTTAGGTACGAAGTCAGGCTCAGTGGAAGTATTACCACGGTGAACCCTAATAGGCTCAGTAGGTGTAGTAGCACTTAACCCAGTACGTTTAGACTTCTCAGTAAAGTAATCAGTAAGAAACTGACGTAGGTCAGCTTTCTTTCTATACTTACTATAACCAGGTACTTTGTACTCCTTGGCGATGTCCTTGAGCTGTCTAACAGTTAAGTTTTGTGTGGAACTTAGTTGGTCTGCAATCTCCTTATATTTCTGCTGAGTGTTAGACTTGGTTACTGCAGGATTAGTAGAAACCTCGGCTCTAACCGTAGCAGCGTCCCGATTAATATCGGCTTCCCGTTTAGTAGGTTTATTCTGCTTAGCATCATCAGCCACTCTTTGTAGCGAGACCGCAGTTTCGTCTAACTTATCAGTTTGGTCAGTCAACTTAATTGTGACTGGGTCAACATCTACAAGTTCACCATTCTCTACTAACTTAGCAGTAGTGCTCAAACCATCTGGTAGTGACTCCCCTGCTTTTGCTAGGTCATAGTCCTTACGATACTGTAAGTCTCGTAGGGTGTCATCTAACCGCCTTAACTCATCGCGTTCAGCATCAGAGATGGTTCCTTTCCAAGATGACTCGTTTAACTCATCGAGTCTAGCTTCAACCTTACTAATCTTCTCGTCTATAGACTCACCTAAATCTCTAACCTTCCTAGGTTTAGTCTTAGGTTTGGTAGGAGTATCAGGTACAGTTACAGCAGTTGTTTCAATTGTAGTAACCCCTTCATCTGCCAGACTGGTAGGTTGAGGTTCGGGTAAAGCTCTACCTAGTCTTTCTAGTAAATCATCAATTATGTCATCCCGATTTCGTAGAAGAGAGGGGTTATCCAGAAAGCTACGTAGAATGTCTGCACCAGCTCTGGCTGAGTGTAGTTTAGCAAGTCTACTTGAGACGTTGTCTAACTGGTCTAGGATATCGTCGGCTAGGTCACGTAACCATTTACGATTCAGGTCTATTGCATCCGCTGTAAGTAACGCGATTTGATTGGATACATTTAGGTCATCAAATCGTCTTAGAGTATCACGAATACGTGATGCTAAATCGTCTCTGCCTTCTCGAACGGCTAAACTTAAAAAACGATTAGGTGTACCCTGTGGAATCGCATCTACATCGACTCGACGAGATAAGCTACTGTACCCTGAGCCTAACATGTCGTCAGCTAGGCGAGATAGCTCATCTACAACAGCACCCGTTTGAGTAGCTGCGGTCAAATTATCTATTTGCGACCTTAGCTCCTCAATCCTAAGGTTTAGATTATTTACAGCTATAGAATCGCCATCATCAACGGCTTGGTAGAGACTAGCTTGTAAGGTAGCAAGCTCTTCTCGCAAACTATCTAGCTGTCGTGACCGCTCTAAATCTGTTAAGTCAGAAACAACAACAGGAGTTTGAGTAGATGCGGTCAAATTATCTATTTGCGACTCTAGTTCCAACTTTCTAATGTACAGAGGATATATAGCTGACTCGTCACGAGCATCCCAGGCTCTATCGAGCCTAGCTTGTACTTCAGCAAGCTCCTCTCGCAAACTGGTTAGTTGTTGTGACTTCTCTGAATCTACTAAGTCAGAAGCATTATCAGTGATTCTAGTTGTACTACTTACTTCTCCTGTAGCCCGTACTCGAGCAAGACGCTCCCGTAACTCAGGATTATTTCTTGCTATCCGACCTAAATCACCACGCTCTTCACTTAGCCTGTCTACAATTCGGAGAAACTCATCATCGGTTAACTCATCAAACTTCATATTCTCAACAGCACGGATGAAATCTAAACGAGCTTGTTGAGTGGTGGGTCTATTACCAAAAGTAAGGGCACCAACAAAGTCAGATTCAATAGCAGCACGTTGAGTACCACGTCGAGCGGACTGACTCAACCGAGAAATACGCCACATCCTATACATGTCTGCGGCGTTAAAAGGGTCTAACGGGTTAATGGCATCAGCAGCTGCAGCAACGAGCGCTTTACCTACGACTGAGATGTCGTTACCTGTGGCGATAGATAACCCCATTCTAAAGTTGTCTACAACAGCATAAGGTATTTCTAGTATTCGACCATAAAGATTCTGCCACGCTCTAGTTTCATTTTGGTCGGCTTCAGATTGACCTACTTCAAGGTTGAAAATTTGAGGGTTAGCAAGCGGACCAAGTAAAAAAGTTCGAGGAAAACCAATTAAACGACGAAACTGTTGACGTTCTTCAAAGTTCTCACGAAAACGCTCACGAAGTTCATCAGCTCCAGTGGTATTCCAACCTCTAACTTCGTCCTCGGTAAAGACTCCAAAGGTGTTATTGGTACCATTCAAGTCTCGTATAGACAGGAAGTTATAGTCTTGAACCTCCCCAGTAATAGCAGCTTCTAAGTTAGTGATATTACGGTCAGGACTAGGTGATAATTGGTTATAGACTTCCTCACGACGTTCAGGAGAATTGAACAGACTCGCTTCAGCATTAGGTCCACCAAACAACCTATCATAGTTAATGACAGATTGTCGGTTTCTTCTTACATCAGCATACATCGCCATGGCTAGATTAAAACCTAAACGCAATGCATACAAAGGTGTACCTAGTAGACCTTCATCTGGTACAGTAAGTGGACCTAGTTGAGCCTGGTCTACTTGACCGTCTGAAGCCAGTGTACCATCAGGACCAAATAAAAATCGCTGCCATAAACTTACATTTCTATTAACATCTCTAGCAGTACTATCAAATGCTGGTTGGGTTAGACTAACGTCACCTGTAGTTATAGAATCGAACCAGTTAGAAGTAAAATCAGGAATCTGTAGAGTGTACTGAGATTGTTGTAAACCCCTAGCCAAATCAACCCAACTAGGTTCTTCCTCAGGAGGTAAAAAAGTTAACCCACTCTCTGGAGTACCTGGTGTAGGTGGTAAATTTACAACTCGATTATAATTCGCTGTACTTTCTTCAACAGAAGGAGGGTTAATTACTGAAGGGTTAATTACAGGAGAAGGTTGACCCACTACATCTGCCACTTCTACATCTGGCGTAGGTGGCATGTCTGGACCTTCAACAGTACCTGGGTCAGGTAGGTCAGGTAGCTTAGGAGGTGTAGGTTGAGCAGGTTCACTAGACCGAGGCGTAGTACCTATATACTCACCTACGCTAGGCGTAGTAGATTCAATAGCTTCTTGTTTGACTCGGTCTAGTGCGTTACTCATAAGATTCGTGTGGTTGGAAATTAGTTGACATCATCATACAAGTAGTACAACCTCTTACTGGTCTAGTGTGAATCTCACTACCAGTAGGAAAGATAGGTCGATATCGTCTACCTGCATATTTTCCTAGTTTATCAACATAAGCACTTATTCCTATGTTGAAGTCGCCTGCTCGTCTTATAGAATCAGGATTAGCTTGGTATTGGTCTAATCGAGGTTCACCTAAAAAGATGCATACAGCCAAGTCATAGACTGTATCAATCTTGTCACTCATCTCGGATAGATAGGCCTCAACCCACTTAAGCTGTCTGGTTCTATCACCTGAGTATAAGTCAGCTTCATCTAGGTCTGGGTGGTTCTGTTGTAACCCCCTAATAGTACTAGGTAAAAACTGAATTAAACCAAACGCTCTGGACCTTTCGTCATAGTTTCGAGAGTTAGGGTCAAATGTACCACCAGTCTCTAAGGCCATAACATCCAAAATCCACTGAGCTGGGATATCTAACCTAGCAGCCATTCGATGAAGTTCAGTTCTAAACCTGGTATCATCAGCTACAACTTGATACCCATAATTGAAGCTAGGGTCACTAGGGGTTTGGCTTTTAACAGTCGGGGCAACAGCAGGATACATAGGGGCATTAGCAGTGTAGGCAGCAGGGTTGGCTGTACCGTCTGCATCATATATAAGTCCGTTTTGTAAGTAACCTCCGTTATCTAACGGAACCCCCTGTAACTGTTGTGGGGTGGGATTAGACTGACCTCTAACTGCATAAGGTTGGGAAACTATATGCTGGGAAGACCACTGAAGGGGGTCTACCTTAGTACCATTGCCTTCTGAATCTGCATCTAGTATAACCTCCCAGTGTAGGTGGGCACCTCTAGAGTTACCTGTGTTACCTGAGTAACCTAGTACATCTCCAGGCATAACTTGATGCCCTACAATTACGTTGGTATCATCTAAGTGAGCAAATCTGTGTATTGAACCATCGGATGCACGTACATCAACCAAGTTACCGTAATTACCGTAATAGCCTACAGCCTCTACTGTACCTGCGATATAGTTTAGAATAGGCGTACCAATTGGGACACCAAGGTCAACTCCACCATGGTTGTGTGTACGCCTAGGCTCACCGAACTCACCAGTCAGTAAGATTACGTCATCAGTAGGATGGAATGGCAGAATAGCTTCAACCCCTTCAATGGTCTGCCTGTGCAGAGAAGGGTTACTAAAAGGGCTTCTTCTGCCTCCTGCTTGAGTACCTAGAGGTGGTCCTTGCTGAGCAGCAGTAATCTCTGCATTAACCTGTTGAATTCGATTTTGTACACTCTGTAAAGTCTCAGAGGCTAGGGGTACAAGCTGATTAAAGAACTCGTTATTGACTACAGGGTTACCATTAACCTCAATAATCAACCTTTGTTCACCTGCTGACAACTGTCGTAAAGGTGAAATTAACTGCTCCCTTTCTTGAAAAAGTGTGTTATACTGTGCTGTAGCAGCGTTCATTTCAGCTTGTGCTAACGTATTTGCAATACGAGTTAGCGTCTCTAATTCTTCAGGAGTTAACTGAGATTTCCTTAACAGCTCTATAATTTCTGAGTCTATATTAAACTGTGCCGGACTCTGAAGAACCGCCGCCATACCGACGCTATCAGGAATTTCTCCCTGTGCTGCACTACGCCAACGTATAATTTGGTTTTGTGTATCAGTATAAGAGTCAGACCTTAACTTCTGCAAGTCTGCCTTGGCTTGACCAACTTCTCGGTTTAACTCAGTAAGACGACTTAGGGTTTGCTCATAGAACTCTGACTGAGCTAAGACTGAGGGCCAATCACTAATTAAACCTGCTCTCTCGGCTTGGGCTTCTAATTGTTCAATCTGAGTGCGGTAGATTCTACCTTGACTAGGATGCATCAAGAATAATGCCAACTGGTCAATTACACCAGTAGGGAGGTCTTGTGCACCTTCTAAAGCAGCCCTGGCTGCAGGAGATTCAGCTATCAATAGATTCTGACGTTGCTGTAAATCTTGTAAAGCTTGGTACTGTTGCAGGAATACAGTAGGGTCAGAAGCCAAGATAGGTGCATCCGGGTACTGTGCCAGAATCTCAAATATAGCTTTATCATACTCCATGTAACCTTGGGGGGAGGGATTTTGTGCCCATTGCACATAAGCCTGTTGTTGAAGTGTGATAGACTCTACAGTTTCGTTAAGTCGATTACGTGCAGCTTCGATTAAACCAGGTTGGATATCAGCTTCCAGAGCTGCATCTAACACACTTGTACCAATACGAAAATAGGAAGCCATATCGACTTCCCCTGATGTTGCTAACTCTTCCAAATAGGTCTGAATACCAGTCCAACCATCAGCACGTCGAGTAGGGTCAACTGAGGACATCTGAGAAATGGAGGGTCGTAGAGATAGTAAAATCTCACGTTCCTTCATTGCAGTAGCAGCATCCTCTAACTCCTGTGATTGTTGGTACAATCTACCATTTACAGTAGAGTAGGCATCACGACCTGCATTGGTTACATTTGAGAAGATTTGCTCGAACGCATCATACGGAACTCGCTCTCGATATCGTTTAAGTAAGTTAGCAGTCGCAGTTTCGTAAGATGCTAAACCCCCATCAGAGGACACAATGTTTAATGCGTTCAATCGTAACTGCTCAGCATCACGAGTTAGGTCAAACAAAGCCTGTTGACTTTCTCGTTCTGCCCGAGCCTGGGTAATACTAGAGTAGGTCTCGGTAATCATCTTACCCAGACCTGCTAAGTCAAACCCTTCTCTAGGGTAGGTTACCCCAGAAGCTTGGACTGCAGAGGCTAAGGTAGACGACGCACTAGAAGCCACCTGAGCATTACGAGCTGCAACAGCTTGAGCATTTTGCATAGACTGTGCTGCTAAATCTGCTGTGGTCATAGACTGACCGGGTACCTGTAACTCCCCAGTAGGTTTAGGTACCTCCGCAGCTGTAGGGTTAATTGGCGTACCCTTTAAAAACTTTACACCTTTCATAATTAGTATGGAGTAATGTTAACCGGAGAGATGCCTGTACTTCTAGGTATAACTGGGTTAGAGGAAATGTAGGCTTCGTTAAACGTATTAAACCCAGGTAAAGCTTGAGGTTGTTGAGGTTGGTACAACCCAACAGAGAACCTACTAGGACGATAACCTGATAAATTTGTACTTCCTCCAAACCTCATACTTAACAAAGGCATAGCAGACATACCTACATTTAGTAAACTACCAGCCCAATTGCGTTTAGGTACCGAAGCAGAAATTTGAGCATTTCTCGAAGCAGTCTCAACACCTGTAGCCAAAGCTGCATTCTTCCTAGCTGTTTCACCATAACCTAAATTGATGTCAGTTTGTAGTAGACTGCTTTGTTTGGCTAGGTCGATGCCTTGCGACCCTAGTTGGGCAATACGACTAACTGCTTGTCTGTAATCTTCTAATCTTTCTCTAGCAGCATCAGCCTTATCAGCTGTGTCTGCTTGGAGGAGGTTAGAAGCAGCAAGTTGACTTACCTCTTGAGATTGATTAATCTTATAAAGTAAGGCTTGGAAAGCTTGTGCTCTATCCTCATCCATTTCCATATACTCAGCTTGAGCACGGTCAGCCATAACCTCAGTCATTAACTCAGACTCTAGTTGAGCTTGTTGGTTAGCATCGTAGGCTGTTACAGCTTCAGAGATTCCCATGTTGGTGTCATCCTGACGTGCTGTAGCACTAAGCAGTTGAGCACGTCTAAGGTCACCTTGGTTGAGTGCCTCTTTAATCTGGTCGTTACGTTGTCGGAGTTGACTGTAAGCTTGACCCATCTCCTGAGTACGGTTAAGCTCTTCCTCAGCTAGACCTTGCTCAGCCTGAAACGACTGAAGCATAGCATCATACTGTTGTGCAGCTGCCACTAACTGAGCTTGAGCATCGTCAAAGTTAACTGAAGTAAGCTGCTCAGCAATAGCAACTCTCTCAGCAATCTCATTCATCCGCAACTGTAACTGGCTTAGTTGAGCGTTAGCAACAGCTTGTTGTTTCTCTAAATCAGCTGCGTACTGTTGCTGTCTTCGCTCACGTTCTAAGTCCAACATTTTAATCTGATGCGACCGGTTGTTAGCCTCAATCTGAAGTCTCGCCGCTCGCTCTGATTGTGCTACTTGAGCATTGCGCTGAGCCATACCAGCAACAGCACCAACTACTCCTACTACCGGTGCAACAGCTCCCATTAACCTGACCTCACTCTACTAGAACTTACGTCACCTGTTTTGATTTCATAACCATCGATGGTTAAAGCATCAGAACCATCGTTGAACACAATTAGCTGAATTTGTCCTCCTACTCTACGTAATGGTTCTTTAATGACAACCCACTCTAGTTCTAACTCATCAGACTGAATTAAATCAGTCTGATAGTCTAGTAGGTTAGAGTTGTCAGAAGTAACCCCTACACTAATTTGAGAAGGGTATTGTAAACGTCCTCGAATAGCTGAGTAGTCTTGGACTAGAGTTTTATAGAATAGCTCACTGTCTCCGAATCTAGTACGTTCGTTACGAACAACAACCAACATATAAACACCTTGTTTAGATGTCTTAATTTGTTCATAATGAACAGGTGGGCTGATATATAAACTAGGAATAGCGTAACCAATTTCTACGATATCCCCAACACTCCAACTCATGGTTCACCTTCGATAACTAAAACACCATCTGCTATCTGTCGTAGCATCTCATCGTAGTAGCGGTTACCTGGTACAGTTGGAACAAATACATCTGTTCCGTATACAACAGCTTGAATTACAACTTCGCCAGTTGTGTTATTTGTTACATACTTAGCGTTTGTGATTTCCATGTTAAAGCTCCGCGTCTACTGATACTCGTACATCTATATAAGCTGCAACACTTGAATTGACAGGGCTAGCTGTAACGTAGACACAACTAGTTCCGTGGGAATTAGCAGTAATACTACAATTACTAGAGCTGTCTAAAATTACAACCACAGTAGGAGCTGTTCGCATAGATACAGGAAGAGTTAGCGAAGCTAGAGCCAAAGTACCTAAAGAGTTACCATACAATATGTATCCACCTCCACCATTGTTACCATAGTAACGCTGACACAACTGAAGTTGAGTAGATAGAGGTAACTCCTCAAACTTGGTAGCTGTACTACCTTCTTCAATCTGAACTTGAGCGATATCAAACGTACCTGACTGTAACCCTAGAGTGTTAGTACGACTGTTATAGTCTGACCCTGCCTCAAACCAAATATTGAAAGCAAGGAAGTCATTATTGTTAGAACCTAGAGTTTTACCTGAGATAGAAGGAATAGACACAGTAGCAGTATACTTGGCCCAGGAGGAGGTTAAAGTTAACTTAGTAACACCAATACCAGTAACTACAGTAGAAGGTGAACCACCAGTACCGAAGTTCTGCTCAAGCTCAACTGAGACGGACTTAGTAGCGTTAGCCTTAGCCCAGAACGACACAGTTACTGTCTGACCTTGAAAGGTACGAACGTCTTCAATTCGTTGTTGAACAAGAACGCCGCTACCAGCTGTACCACCAGAGGTTACTGTTGCACGATAGTAGTAGGAGGGGTTACCAGTAACATCAGTTTGACCTAGAGTGAAGTTTTGCCGAGTTACGGTAGAAGCAGAACTTCCAAGTAAGACATTGACCCATCTGTCTGCTGTGTACTGAGATAAATTAAACGATGTACCACGTTGCCAGATATCAAAGCTACCATTGATAATCTTATTGCGACCAGGAATTAGGTCAGTTCGAGTAGTAAGAGTCGCAATGTTACTTGTGTTGGTCGCAATGTTACTTGTGTTGGTTGAAATATTACCTGTGTTGGCTGAAATGTCAAAAGTGTTAGTTGAAATGATACTTATGCTGGTAAGAATCAGGTCGAAGATACACTTATCCCGACTAGCTAACTCTCGAAAAAATTTACCAGGGAAGTCTGTCTCGTTACCTCCCAGAGCGATATCAGTTGTCTCAGGTCGGGTTACTGAAACCCACCCATCTCCGTCGTTAATAGCAACCATGTTAGTTCTTTAATCCATCTAAAAGTTGAGACCCATCCAATGCCCAAGTACCATCTAAGACTAGTGGTCCTTGTACTAGACTAAGACTTACTATAGGCTCAGGTATAGTAGGACATTGATTTAGTGTATCCGTAGTAAAATCAATGTTTTGTCTAACTCCGTTGACATGGCATATTCTAACCTCCTTAGTTAGGTCTAGCGTATGACCTGGTCCAGGGTCCGAGTCTAACTGAATAGTGTATTTAGGCGCTTTTAGTTTGGTGAAGTCTGTAACAACAGAACCGTCTATAGATAAAGAGTACGTGTTGTAGTTTGCGAACGGTAGTTCATAAACATCAAACTCGTAAACTGTAACCCCACCATCAGTTAGTGTTGATTCTACTAGAGGGGGTAAACCTTCTACAATAGGTAAGACATCGTAGTACTTAGTGTAGTCACTGTACAGGTGGTAGTCTAACCTAGTTAAATGACTAGCACATTGTATCTGACCTGTAAAGGCTATTTGAGTACCATAGAAGTTGTCTCGGTAAACTAAACCTCTGTAAGTATCAAACCCCCCATATGACTGGTACTCAGTCCAAGCTCCACTCCTAGAATCAAACACTAGCAATAGCTCGTTGACCTGATTCTTAACCCTAGGTAAACCTACATAGAACTTCAAGTTAAAGAAGTCGTAAACAATCCAAGGTAGATTGTTGTTGTATGCATTAGAGAGAGGTTTAAACAGAGTCTTGATTTGTGTACTCATTTCAGAAGATTGAAATGAGTCTTCAATCGCTAAGGTAATGTTGTAAACTCCAGTAGCCGATAATACGACTACACCATTCTCAGACCTAGCCACACAAGCTGAGTTTAATGCACCTTGGTGAGCTACAATAAATAGGCTAGAGCCTTGTGCAGTGAGTTTAGCGCCTTCACCTCGCAACCGGTAAGATGTGGTTGCAGTGAAAACAAATAAACTATTCTGGTAAGACGTAATCGCGGTAATTGAACTCTGGTTGTCTGATACTAAATTAAGGTCGAATGGGTCAATGTCGGGTAAACTCAGGGCATCTGTAATCTGGTAGTAGTTAAAGAACTCGTCAACAAACTTAGAGTTGCTGACAGCTGAAAATAACAACAAACCAGGATAAAGTGAAAAACCACTTAGACACAACCTACCTTGAATTAAAGTACCGAAGGTAGGAAACAGACACTTATGATAATCAGCAAACCTACCAAATCCATGAGCTGGAATGTATCCACCTGAGTTAGCTCCGTTGAACGGAATAGAAAGTGCACTAGTTCCAACGCAGCTCGGCTCTTTGTTGACTAAGGTAACCTTGCTGACTAAGTCTAACCCTACTACATCAGTCTGAAACCCAATCCAATACAAACTATCAGCAGGGTTAGTAGTAGGGGTTAGTACATCAGTAAACGCAGTATACTTATTAACGTCATCTAAAGTGTAAGTAGTGTCATCTACTAATACATCTAAGTTAGTAGATAGTATACCACGACCACCATTAAATCTAAGTTTACGGTGTCGTGAAATACCAACGTGGTCATACGCAATTCGAGTTAAAAATACAGAACCACCTTTAATACGAAGGTCGTGGTTACCGTAATGTTTAATCGCGTAAGTATGACCAGTTCCACCTGTGAATGTTACTAAAGAAGTTAGACCTGCATTAGTATACAGTTGAATATTTGTAGTTGATGTGACTTTAACCCAGTAAACCTGGCCTGCTGTAATACCAGTAGGAAGTATTCCACCTGTTCTAGAGTAAAGCCTAATTTGGTCGCCGTCTAGTAAATCCGTAGCTCCAACTATAATCTCGCTAGTAGAAGAATGGTAGTCAGACGAGGTTAGAAAAATCTTAGCTGGGAAAGTAATTGTTACCTGGTGTCTAAACAACCTATCAAAATATAGGTTGATGTTGTTAACGTCTACAACCTTTACGTAGTAGTCTACTGAATTAGACAACCCAGGAAGTAACCGACCGAAAGACGAACCCACATAAACTTGGTCACCTTCAACTAAACCATGAGAGTTGATGTTGATTGTATGACCAGTAGGATTTACATTTAGGTCGGAAAAGGTTAAAGTAGGGTGGTTAGTAATTGGTACAATTGTGGTCAACCCTGCATCTGAGTATAACTCAAATAGGTTATCGTTTAACTTTTTAACGTAGTAAGTTGTACCAGGCGTAGTTCCTACAAACGCTGTACCATCCTCACCTAATTCAAAGTAAACTTCATCACCTGTTCGATAACCATGGTCGTCAAAAGTAATTTGGTTGTTAACACCATTTATGTTTTCATCTAGGATAAGTTGACGATTGTAGAAGTTATTACGCCCAAACGTAACAAACAGGCTAGACGGTTTAAGTGGGGTGGTTGAGGTTTCACTGTTGTAGTTTGTGCCATCGGAAAAACTGTACTCAGTAGCTAAACTAGGTGTACCAGTAGAGTCTAGTGTGTACTTGTCCGCAGGGTCATCTGAGTAAAACAGTTCCCAAGGATAGTTTTCATCGTTATCTAAATCACTTCTTAACTCTTCTGGAATTTGAGTATGCTGGTCTACTTGAGCATCGCCTGCTCTACCCAAGGCTTGGTAGAAATCTTTACCGTACCAAACTTCAGACTCAGCCCACCAACCCCACTTAAGGGATACAACATCTAAATCATATTGACCTGAAGGGAGGTTAGTAACTCTAGTAGGTTCAAAAGAAGATACAATGTTTTGACCATCTTTGAACGCTATACCAGTATTATATAATCCACTCCAATCATTTTCAAACGTATAACTAGACCCTACGTGGGCAATGCTAGACTCATAATATCCAAATAACTGAACTGGAGCTGAGTGTTCTACCAGAAGTAAAATAGATGGGGTCTCACCATCAAATAAAAGTACACTAGACAAGGGATAGTTAGTAGACTTAGCCGAAAACACATCAGCTTGAATAGTCGCATAACTCTTGTCTTTATAAATATAAAATACACGCATAGTAGTATCCACCTTGGTTACGATGAACCCCACTCTAGGAGTTACATCGAACCTAACTGAATACACTTTAGAGGATTTATTGAATTGAGCTAAAACTCTAGTTCCTTTACGCTTAGTTAGACGACCAGAAGAATCTACGTCAAAGTTGACTAAGGCGTCTGCATCTGAGTAAGGCAAAGTGATGTTTGCACTTACTACGTTTAGACCACCTGAGTTACTTGCACGAAGATTAGACTGGTCATTAACTACGCGATTGAGGCTCATAACACGCTCCAACGATAATTCTTAGGTTTGGTATCTGTAGTCTCCACTAGCTTACGGTGTAAGACCTCATACTCAGCTTCGTAGACTTGTGCCATTTGGGGTGAGTTGAGTAACCTATTAGAAAGTCTAGCACTCAACAAAGTAGATACCATAGGAACGTAAGGTTCAGGTATCTCGAACACATCTGAGTCTAACGTCGGAGTGGGGATGAAGCTATAAACTTCAATACGTAAGTTTGCCTTAGCAGCGTTTGTAGCTGGATAAGGAAACAACCTAATATCCCCAAACCTGTCGATTGTGTAGTAAACTACTTCATCAGTATCCGAGGTCATAGCTACATTAGAGTAGGCATACTCAAACGAGTCTAACCTACAAAAGTTAGCGTGTCGAATACGGTTACCTGGAGTAGGGTTAGAGTAGATGTTGTTTACTCGAATAATAGGTTTCAGAAGTCCTACTGTGTCACCTGAGTAGCTAACATCTACATCTAAACTTAGTGGGTCTGTGTTTAGGAACTTGTTACAGAAAAACCAGAAGTGCCTGTTTACAATAAACGTAAGCACTTCCGGTAGTAAAGACAAAGCAAGTTCACTAGCTTGACTATCATTAGTTGTGGTTACTACCCGCTCCCCGATATTACGAAGAGCGGTATTAATCACATCCAGCTTAGTAGAAGTGGAGTTCATTACGGTGCGGTATGAATCGCCAGGACGTGGTCATCGCGGTACAATTTCGTACCGTAAATTTGACTGTTAACAACTGCGTCCATCATATAGAGAGTTTCGCGAGTCGTTTCCGTCTTAACCCCATTGGTGGGACTCATCCACAAAGCCCATTCGGGATGAACCAAAAGACTGGTGATAAACGGAGCAGCGTCCTCGTTACCGGTTTGACCACGGGGTAGACCAGTACCAGTGGTGGTTTGGAGAGGCGATTGAGTAGGAGTCCAATAGGAACCAACCACACCAGGTACAGGAGCAGGGGTTGCACCTGTGCCGTTACGAATTAGGTTGGTGTTACGAACGATGTTGTTCGAAACCACCACACGGATACCGTATAGGCTACCAATCTCACCAGTCATCGTAGGACGACCAGATACATAGTCTGAACTGATGTACTTGTCAATCAGGTGAAGTTGAGTTTGAACCTCAGGCCCAATCAACCACATCATCTCAGAACGAGGTACAGAATCCAACTCCATCTGCTCAATAGCAGCCAAGATGATTTCATCATCAATGGGTTGAGGAGTTCCTGCAACCGTACCATCGCTAGAGGAAACCAACCAACGGTCAGGTTTAATAGAACCCCGCAAAGCTAACACACTGTTGTCGATGTCCCGAGCCAGAGCGTACTTGACCCGATTCATGTAGATAGACTTAGTGTCGTACTGAGAGAAAATCTGGGTGATATCTTCAATTGCAAAAGACGACTCCCGGAGCATATCAACCGTGATGGTATACTCACGAGGGCTTTGAACCTGGAGGGTCACTTGCGATTCGGTCTGCTTATCGTAAACAGCGAAATCATCAATCAGGGGAATGTGGATAATATCACCGTAATTAGCAGGCCGCTCATACTTTTTAACAATTTGAGCAGCTACCAGTTCTTTATCCCGATTGTACCGGACCTGCTTAGACCACAGTTCAGGAATAAACTTGTCAACCCGACTAGGATTGAACGTACTACCTTTGTAGGGGGCTTGAAGTGCCATTATTGTACTCGTCCTTCAGTATATGCTTGTTCAATGACTTGAGCAATTTTGGGGTCATCCATCCCCCCCGAGTTAATAACTTCGTCAATTTCTGCTTCAGACCAAATACGAGTAGGGCTGTAATTGGTTTTAGCAGAAGAAGCTACAGCGGGGCTGCCTTCATCAACTGCTGGTGTAAGTTGATTAGCTTGCTCTTGGATGGCCGCTAAATTAGGTTGAACTTGACTCCAGATGTACTTTAGACCTTCTGGATTATCAAGAGCTTGCTGAGTCTCCTGAGGAAGTTTCTCATAGTACTCTTTAACTGCGGTCACTGCTGTATCGTATTCATCACCTTCAAGCTGAATAGTATCTCTCCACATCTTGTCAGCCTGAGCTGCTGTCAGAGAACTAATCTGCTCTAGTGTTTCAGGTACAGAAGAGAGGTCGATGTTAAATTGCTCCTGTAAGACCTGGGGGAGTACCTCCGCCAAGGCTTGGGCTAGCTGTTCCTTGTCCATTTTGTAAACCTGCTAAATTTTGAGCTAGTTGAGCACCACCATCTGCCATCATTTGCGATTCCACAACATTAGCAGTAGGTGAATCTACTTGGTCTAGTTGGTCCAACATTGCATCTTGAGGTGCAGCTTGTTCCATGGGGTCCGGTTCTTCAACCTGTAAAACTTTTTCAGGTTCATCAAATCCCCAAAGGTACACAATCTGCTCCATGATGTAATCGATGTTCACTTTTTGAGTTAGCAGCTCATTAGCTAACACAAGGTTCAAAAACTCAACGAATCTAGTAACCTTAGACGATGAAGTTAATACTGCTTCAGAACCTTTGATTTTGAAGTTAACATCACAACAACAAAACTCAGATGGTTTAATCTGGTATTCACCATACTCACCATCTTCATTTGATAGAACAGTCTTAACATAACCTGGTACAGATTTCCACAACTGGTGAAACATCTGTAGGGTGGGGTTAACTAAAGTACGTTCAATGTGGCTGTGATATTGGTTGAGTCTGGTACCACCAGCATCTTGAGCTGCTTGAATTTCTTGGGCTGTAACCCGCTCAGCTTTACGTTGCGGACCTGAACCGACTGAAGGAATTGTACCCATATTACGGTCGATTCGGGCCTGGAGGTTGGCTTCCTCTTGATAAGTCAAAGCGATATTACTTTGACCGATAGGAACAGGGTTGATACTACCCCGTTCTCGAACTGGGATTTTTGCACCTGGGTAAAACTTAAATTCAGGGTCTACAACCCCCTCTTCGATAACCTCCCACATGTTGTGGCAAGTCGCTAGAAGGTTGTCTAGTCGAGCATTGGTAAAGCTGCGGTCAACGTGGAGTAAACCCAAGTTTGCTGTTAGAGTTGAGATACCCCAACTCCGGTTGAGCATTGAAATGAAGTTGGCTACAATGTAAGGCCGACGTTGTTTTGTAACCTTATGATGGAGGGTTCCTTCGTGGCAAACGATGGCTGTCCCTTGCCCAATCATTTCGTCGTTTTCATAAAGTGGACCCCAGTACTCCAGAATCTGAATTAGGTCATCTGGGCCGTACTCTCTAACTTCATCAGTCCTTATTCCAGCAAAGTGAGAAACCTGGTCTAGTTCAGTATCATCCGTGTCGATTGAGTGTTTAGACAGTTTATTGACTTTAGCAATCGACATACCTTCCCACTTACCAGCTTTAACCATCTTCTTAATATAAGACCGAGGTACTAAATACCTACGAATAAAGGAGGTCTCGCTAGCAGGTTTAGTTGGGTCAGTGTAATAGTTAAAGTTGTCGATTACATCAAATCTAGGTTTTTTACTATGACTGCACATACTGACATGAATGCAGGTAGAACCTGTAATCAACAACTGTCGAAGTGCGTCACCATAAACCTGTTTGAAGTTAGAACACTCTAACTGGTGTCGGTAAAACCTTTTGAGGAGGTTAATACCTTCTAAATCGTCTAAGTCCTTAACAGGTTCAATCTCAAACCAGTTCTGACTAGGAAAACTGGCCTGCATAAAGTAAGACCAAATGAGTTCAACTGACTCATGGGCTTTACCTGTGTGGACTCGATGTTTCCACTCTTGGTCGTTTGGATTATCTCGGTTGCGTTCAGTATGGAACTGATTATGACGTAACCAAGATACGGCTGCAGTCGTTCCAGCATATTCAGCCCAACTTTCTAACCAGGTAGATTCTAGTTGAAGTCGAGCATCTTTGTAAAGCTCAAACGACTTATAAACATAGTCTTTAATCGTCTTAGACATAACCACCGTACTTTGAATTTACTGAGACTGTTTGGGTAAGTTTCTTGTGCTTAGTCTTTGACGATTTCTTGACCGAGTTAATTAGAATGTGGATAGAGTCAAGTAGGTCATCCATGTTATCTTTCGCATCCGGGTCAAATAGTTGAATCTCCTCGACCAAAGGATTCCACAAAGTCTCAACCACATAGATGTTAGCAACAGGGTCTTGACCTAGGTAGGGTTCTAAAGCCCACCCAATCCTTTCATTCTTATCTCCTTTAGGGGTGTACGGTATAAAGGCACACTGATGACGACCTGAAAAGACTAACTTAAATGTGTCCATAACCGCATTGGCTAAAGACACACCTGACTCGATAACTAACCGCCAAACTCCATAAAACTTAAGTAACTTTAGACACCGCTCAGCTAAACTGGAGGGGGTTAACTTCTCTTTGAACCCACCTAATATGTAAAGGTTGTTCATAGAATCAATCCCACCAATAACGAAACCACTATGGTTGCTGTGTTTGTTGATGGTCGCTGCTGGGTCTAACGCTGCTATACAACGAATCTGTCGCAAATCGCTACCAATAGTAACATTGGCAACACCATTACCTTGAATGTGGATGTAACTTAAGCCTATTTTGACTACGTTATCAAACCGCAAAGTTTGGTGTTCAGCCGCAACTACCTTTAGGAGGTACTGAGCAGACCAGGCTTTAACCCCCCTACTGTTAATCAACTCGTTGCGTAGTTCAGCTACGTATTTGTCGTCGAATCTGCTCGGACAGGTATACCCGTCAGAAGCGTCAATACCATTTTTGTAAATGTTACGAACAAACTTAACGTAGCCTAGATTTTCAGAATTACTCAGGTGAACATTGAAATCCCAGTGGAAATAGGGGGTTCCAGTAGTAATGATTTCACGACCTACCCACTCCTTAAACACCTTACCTTTAACCTCCCCTATTTCAGCTAGGTACATTGGGTCCAAAACTGAAGTAAGGTCAGCTGCTTGTTGGTAAATCTTCCTAGCTTTGTCAGGTGAATCTGAATTGAGGAAAGTTACCAAGTCGTCGTTGATAATTAGGTCGAAGTGGAATCCAGTGTCACTAGTCCTAGCTGAAGTAATCCCAACTGTAGGTTCCTTTAATGTAGCTGGTCGAATTACTTGGATAGCTTCACTATGCCAAATTGTCTTTTGGGCAATAATGGAAGCAAACATATCCCGGTCTGACTTATTCATCCCCTTCTTATCTGCTGATAGAACTGGAACAAGTGGACCTGATATATGAGGTCTGTCGTTCCAGAGTCTATCTTGCAATTCGCCATCAATCAGATATTGGGTAATCTCCCTAAGGAAGGCAATACTTAATTTCTTTTCAGCCGAATTGATTAGGATACGAATATTGGGATTTCGGTAAATTCGCCACAGTACATAACCCACCACCAGAGTAGATTTAAATCCACTCCGGTGCATCATGAGGAATCGCTTCCGTCGTTCTAGTGGGTCAAAGTCAACTTTGTTCTTAGCAGCCTGAGCAGACGATAAAAACCTAGCAACCTCTTCGTGTACTGGGTCGAAGTTTTTAACCCCTCCTTTGAAGTTGATAAAGTCGAGGAAGTACCAGAAGTCAACTAAGGCTTTTATCTTACTCATTAGTATTGGGCTTTGTACTGGACAGTGGGATAAGGTAGACACAGATAGCTGTCCAACTGGACACACCAGTTGATAGTCGTTGCAGCCAATCCAGTCACAGTCAACACCATCCAATCATTAGTGTTATCGACTGTGAAGGCTACATGACCAGCCGTACCAATAACTGCTTGAGTAGCAGGGTTACCAGTAGTCGCTACGTCGATAAACGCGTTTGTCCCCTCTACCTCCAAAGTCGTACCGTACCGAATCACACTAAACGCAGAACGACCAATAAAGTGGGCTGCATTCTTGTCGGCTACGTCTTCACGTCCAATTGCAGTAAATTGTGCAATCAGTACACTGTCTTCAGGCGGTTGAAGCCGTTGGTCAGCAACCCCACCAAGGAACAACTCAGTAGGAGTTGCATTAGTCGTTTGGCCTACATAAGCCACACGCTCCAAAGGTGCTTGAGTTTGGAGGAGGTTAGTAACTCGTTGTTGTTGAGTCTGTTGAAGTACAGACGGATTAGGATAAGCCATTTAGATTAAACCTCTTGAACGTCGTCGGGTTAGTAAACTGCTGATAACCCCTCTCTGTTGAGCAGCTTGGGTTTGTCGTTCCTTAGTCATACGCGACTCGGCACGACTTTGTTGGGCTGTCTGAGCCTGCTTGATTTGATTAGCTTGGTCTAGCCCAGTAGCTGCATCAGCCTGTTGTTGTACCCTGCTTAATCGTTGGCTGATTAACCCCCTTCTTGCAGAGATTTGTTGAGCTTTCTCTTGGGCTTCCAATGCTCGTCGTTGTTCCTCAGCTTGTTGTTGTGCGACTCGCATCTGCTCAGCTTGGTAAGCAGCTTGTTGTTGCTGTTGCTGTTCTACTACTTTCAACTCAGCTTGGTGTTGTCGTTCTCGTTGTTGTAGTTCAGCTTGAGTTGGCCCCTGAACTACAACACTAGGACTACGTCGTCGTCCCATTTTATACCTCTGCCAACTTCAGCTTTTTGGTGGGTTTAATCTTTTTGGTAACCTCCGTCTTCATAGGTCCGACTAGTCGAGCTGTCTTTAGCATACTTACTCGGCTATACCCTTTAGGTTGATTTTGTTTCTCAACCTGGTATTGTCGAACCTGTTTAAGTTCAGCAATTCTACTTTGCATACTTTTACCATGGTAATAACTCACAGCTAAATTAGCCTAACCTAACTTAACCTATTTAGTTTATTACCTAACTTTATCAATTAAATTTAATTACAAAATTTATTGCAAAATTTTTTAGTAATTAAAATTTATTGCAAAATTTTTCAATTACAAAATTTATTGCAAAATTTTTTAGTGGACTTAATAACCTATGCGTAACCTCGAAATTCCCCCGTCGGGTCGCGAGGGGGCTGGTCGGGGTAGGGGGACCGATATGAGAGAATGGGAATGAGAGTGTTGGGCCGAAAAAAGGCTCGATTTGACGGGACCGGGGGAATGTGTTATAATAGGGGTACCGAAGTTGGAAAGGGCTTCGGGCCTAGATGACCTTAGGGGTGGGCGCGGGGTCGACCCAAACCCATACACCTAAGTCAGACTTGGCAAACACAAATCTCTGTACATTGACAACACATACACTTCTGAGGCTTACAACCATGGCTAACACTTCAACTGCTTACTTCACCTCTAACAAATTCGACCTGACCGAAATGACTACACTGCTCACACTTTGGGTTCACTTCATGTTCAAAGGATTGACTGCGACACTTTACTCGATTGCCGACTGGCTCGCCGACCAAATCACTATTCAATTCGGAATCCAAGGCTTGACTCTTACGGAATCCCAACCTAAGCCGGCAACGATTGAACCAATGACGATTGAACCCCAACCAATGACGATTGAACCAGTGACAACGATTGAACCGGAGCCGGTGACAACGATTGAACCTAAGCCGGTGACAATTGAGCCAGAGCCGGTGACACTGACTTACAAAGACTTGCAGCGACTACTTAAGGAATACCGCGATAGCCGCGGCCCCATTGAGGTCAAGCTTAACGCGAAACGTGATACACTTGAAAGTGAGGCGAAACGGCTGGGACTGATTGCATAACTTACCCTGGGAGGGTGTCAACCCTCCCACTCTACCCTGTACAATACTAGTAAACCAATTGAGGTAATGACCGATGATTAAGCAATTCTCTGATGACCTGTACTTCACTCGATTGTGCGACAACACCACAGTCTACATCGAACGTCTCGAATGGGATTGGGAAATTTACACCGACTGCCACGACACCAAAGAAATTGGCAAATACGTTGGCAATAACTTCCCTAGTCTTGACAAAGCAAAACAAGCCGCGCTAGACTTTGCCGAGATGTATGAACTGTACTTCGGAGATTAGGCCCGCAATGGGGGGATTGACAACCCCCTACTCTACCCTGTACAATACACCTAATTGATTGAGGAATTGAAAATGACCGAAGACGCAACAATTAAAATCATCTTGAATGGCCCAGTTCACTGTTTCCAAGGCAAAGATTCTACCTTTTGGTTTACAGAGGGCATGAATGACAACTATATCTGTCATGATTTGGTCAAAGGAGAATGGACAGTGCACAGTTACGGTTATCTTGGGACTGGTAAGACTCTAGCCCTAGCCTATGAATCAGTGTTTCTCAACACGACAGAAGACTGGAATGTAGACTAGGCCCACAGTGGGGGGATTGACAACCCCCTTCTGATATGGTATAATAGGATTAATCAAAGGGTAGGGTTAGCCTTACCCTAATCTCCCCAAACTTTAGGGTTGACAAGATTCTTAGACTGGGGAGAATTCAGACACAATTAACTCTCATGCTGGGAGAGTGACTAACCCAGACAAACACAAACACAAACACATACAGTCACAATTAACTCTCATGCTGAGAGAGTGACTAACCCAGACAAAGACACAGACAAAGGAGACACAATGAAATACAATCTAATCAGACAGGTTCAATACCTAGCTAGCGTTTGCATTGGGAATCACTCTCAATATGATTACCATAAGCGCAAGCTTAACAAACACGTTAGAAAGTATGCTGACACAATAAAGTACATGAACGGTCGCATTTGTAATTCTGACTACAATAGTCCATGGTCTCTCTACGAAGAGTTTAACTATGATGATTAGATAGTTTATAACTTAGGGGTTGACCTAAACCCCTAGGTTACAGTACAATAGACAAACAAACCTAATAGGAGACCTAAGATGAATTGGAATCAATACCTTAAAGCTGACACTAACCAATCCCTAAAGAATGCCCTAGTAAATCTTGAAAACGCAATGAGTTTTATTACTGAAGCAATTGAAGAATTAGATGAAACAATGAAAGAATTAAAAGCTTCTGACTTGCCTACCTACAAAATCGACAATATCAAAACTGAGTTAAACGATACTCAGGATAAAATCGACAATCGAATAGATGCATTAGAAGCAGTCTTAGAAGCGTTAGACAGCTAAATAGACCAATTTAATGTTGTAGTATGGTAAAAATACCATACTACAACATACTACAACATAGAGGGTTAAACCAAATTAAAGTCAAGCCCCTATATATAATATATTATATTATAATATAATTAGGTTAAATATTAATTAAATTAAATAATATATTTAACCAAGTAGTAAGTAAACTTATTTTTAACTTTAGTTAAAAATAAGTATAGCGCTTACTCTCACTTTGGTACAGAGGGAAGG